GCAAGACGGATGTCGGGTTCATGGCATCAGTTGCTTCAGGAACAGCGGACATTGCTGTTGACTTTACTATAATCGAATCTGTATGACTGGATGTAAGTGCTTGAAAATAATCACAAAACGTGTACAATTCGTTATATAGAAAGGAAAACAAATGCCATTTAAATCTAAAGCACAGAGACGTTTTTTGTACGCAAAGAAGCCTAAGTTGGCTAAAGAATTTGAGAGTAAGACTCCAAAGGGAAAGAAGCTTCCAGAGAAATCTAAACCTAAAAGAAAGAAGAAATAAAATGGCTAAAAAAGATGGAAAATTTATCCAAAAAGCAATCAAAAAGCCCGGCGCCTTGCGTAAATCGTTGGGCGTTAAGAAGGGCGAAGACATCCCAGTAAAAAAACTTAAAGCAGCTGCTAAGAAAGGTGGAAAACTGGGTCAAAGAGCAAGATTAGCTGAAACATTGCGTAAATTAGGTAAGAAGAAAAAGAAATGATAATGGTCTGTAAAGAAACTAGACGTCCTTACACGTGGTTTTGGGAAGAAGGTGACAATATCTATGTGCGCACAGATGCCGAGGGGCATGAAAATGCACGTATAAGTGGGCACAATCTTCCTAATCCACAGGATATTCACGAAGGAAGAGTAAGGGCTAAAGAAAAGGGACAAATTTCCTTCGGAGCACGCGTAGAAGCCGATCCAGTAACAAAACAATTATGGGAGCATTATCATGCGCGAATCAATTAAAAGATCTCCATCCTTTATGGCTTTTCCTTGTTCCTTTGAGAACATATTGCATCTTATTTCTGATAAGATTGTTTTCACGGCAAAATCTAGAAAGATTTTTAAATGTGACTTTTTCTCCATTTGGAGAAATAAAAGTGTATTTATCTCCTTCTCTAGGATAGATAAAGTTTCTGTGTTTTTTAATGCAATCATGAATATTCTGTTTTTGCGTTGCCGCGAAAAGGTGCTCGGGATTAACGCACGAGGGATTGTCACATGTGTGGCAGATGCAAAGTCCTTCTTCTATTTCTCCTTTATGTATTTTGTAAGAAAATCTATGAGCTCTATCTGTTTTTCCAGTAGAAACAGTAAAGACCCCATATCCACCTTTATTTTTTGTTCCAGTCCATATCCAGCATTCTCTCGTTTTATGAACTTTCTTAAAAAATCTATCTATTGGGTCTGTCTTTCGTTTTGCCATGGGAGCATGATACAACGGCGCCCTAATTTTATCAAGACAAATAAAGGAGACTAAAATGCCAACTTTAACAACGAATTTTAGCTTTAATAAGCCACTTGTGAACGATCCTGTTGATGAAGATCTATGGGGTGGGCAATTAAATGACAATTGGGATAGTATTGATGGGATTCTACCAGTACCAGCTGCTAGCAAGTTTGGAGCGGTAGTAGTCCAGAGCACCGATGACGCTAGTTTTGAAATAATATCTGCTCAAGGAACTTCTGGCACTGATGCTCTTGTATCAAATGGAGCCGATGCTTTACCGAGCTTTCAAAGTATAATTGATATCGTTTATCCTGTTGGCTCCTTATATATGAATAAGACGGTAGCTACAAATCCTGGTACTCTCCTGGGCGTGGGAACCTGGACACAAATAACTGACCGATTTATTGTAGCACGAGGAAGTACGTATACTGGAACTGGAGGTTCAGCGACGGTTACACTGACGGAGGCAAATCTCCCATCATCTGTCACTATTGATCAATCAAGCGTGGGAGACGTAAATAATAGTGTCACAGGCAACCAGAAAATTGCCGCTTCGGCTAGTGGCGGACGGTCAATGAGTTACACAGTGTCCCTGGGTTCTGGTACATCATTTAGCAACGATCCCCTTTATCAAGCAGTTTATATTTGGGAAAGAACGGCCTAAGTGGAGGAAAAATGCCCGAGATTTTTAGAGAAATACTAGTAACACCAGGAGTGCAACCTGTTACCGACTTTACAACAGCTTCTACTCCTCATTATATAACCTCAGATAAGATTCGTTTTAGGGATGGTTTTCCAGAAAAAATTGGTGGTTGGGAATCCATTACAATAGATGGAGATGAGCCAATTAATGGATGTGCGCGCTCCATATTTAGCTACAATCTTAGCAGTAACGTAAGATATCTAATAGGAACTCATTCTAACTTATATTATTTAATAGGGAGTCAATTAACCAATATAACCCCTCTTGTTACTGCAACGACGGCAATCGCTAATTCGTTGGATTCAAATTATGGCACCTTAGGAAATGATCCTATTGCTACTGTAAGTGGCTCAAATACTGTAACTGTAACAGACACTGCTACAAAAGTCCGTGTTGGTGATACAGTTACGCTTTCGGGATCTACTGCAGTGAATGGTATACCTGCTGTAGAAATAAATACCTCCCACTTCGTAAGAACGCAGAGCACAAATAGCTATACTTTTCAAGTGACTACTGATGCCACTTCAACTGGATCAGGCGGCGGTGCTGCGGTAGTTCAGGCCACGAGAATAGTTACAGTCAATCAGACCGCACATGGCTTTCCTGATGGGGCTCGAGTAGGTATATTAGGTGCAGTGGGTTTTGCTGGCATTCCTGCTGGAGACTTAAATCAAGAGCATATTATCCGAAATACTTCTACAAATGCTTATGATATCGTTGTGGATACCACGGCAACCTCCAGTGTAAGTGGAGGGGGCGGGGCAAGCACTACTGTTCAGGGTGAAATTGATGACGGTCTATGCGATGCTACTGCTGCTCAAGGGTATGGTGCCGGACTTTATGGAGTGGGTCTCTATGGAACTGCATTGGTAAGTAGTTCTGGTGCGCAACCTGTTCGTTCATGGGTATTTGATAGATTTGGTGATAATATAGTTATGACTCCTGGGGATCAAACCGGGGTTTATACGTGGGATAGTAACACTGCCGCTGCTCCATCATTGCTAAGTAATGCCCCTACAGCGGTCAATTATGTTTTCGTAAGTAACGAAATTGTAGTTACACTGGGAGCGGCGGGAGTAGGAAATCGTGTTCAATGGTCAGATCAGGGTGATTCAACAGTATGGACGCCTGCATCTACTAATCAAGCTGGACAAGATGATATCGAAGGTGCAAGTGATTTTATATCGCATTTAAATGTTAAAGGAATTAACTTATTATTTACTGACTCTCAAGTCTACACAATGCGTTATATTGGGCGTCCTCTAATCTGGGAAATAAAGCTTCTTGATGAAAAATCAGGTATTCTAGCTAAGAATGTGCGTGTGCAACACAATGGTGTGGGATATTGGAAAGGAAGTGATAATTATTATCGCTATAGAAGTGGTAATGTTGAAATAATCCCTTCTAACACTACTAACGAGACTACGCTTAAGAAGTTTGTTTTTGAAAACCTAAATACTTCACAAGTGAGTAAAAGCTTCTGTTGGTATAATAGGGCATTCAATGAGGTTTGGTGGCACCGTCCTACGGCGAACTCCAGTGAACCAGATGCTGTGACAATATTTAATGTAAAGGATCTCACATGGACTCCTGACACTCATGACAGATCGGCTGGAGAGTATCCGACTCAACTAAAGGAATTTCCTTATTTGGCTGAGGTTGCAGCTGACGATGAGACTTCAACTCTATATCAACACGAAAAAGGAGCTAATGACGACGGATCTGCGTTATCTTGGTCTCTTTCCACTCCCTTCTTTGATTCGGGACTGGACACGGCTAACCAATTGGGAGTTATTCCCGACAGTTTGCAGGCCGGAGATATTACATGTGTGGTGAATGTGAAAAAGTATCCACAGAGTAGTTCATTGTATGGTAGTACCTCATTAACTATTAGCCCTACTACTGAAATTCAATCAATAAGATTAAATAGTCGTTATATTCAGTATACTCTATCTGGAAGTGAAGTTGACCAGACATGGAGAGCCGGTCTGTGGCAAGAGGTACTTTCGAGAGGAGGTAGAAGATGACGTCAAGTTTATATCCCGAGACACGAGATGAGAACGATGTTGTTAGGAATTTACAGGAGATTGCACGATTGCGTGAAAGTGAGGATATCTCTGATTTTAATAACTTAGATCAAAGATTCGTAAGAGGAAGGGGACTTTTTGAACAGCGTGCCGCGCCCTCCTCTCCTTCGGATGTGCTTGCCACTGATCAAGAGGGTGATATAGTTAATGATAATACGTATGAATACAAGCTGCTTAACATCTCAGGCACCGGATTAAGGTGGGATAGGAGGACATTGAATGTCAGCTGGTAATAAAGTAAGAGCGAGAAAGGTTGATTTGTCAACAGATTATGATACTATTGCTCTATGGTGGAAAAAGCATGGGTCATATGCACCCATGCGAGACCACCTCCCTCCCATAGGGATTATGGTGGAGAAAGATCGTGAGCCTATTTGTGTAGGTTTTCTATATAATACGGATTCTAAGATCTGCGTTATAGAATTCATAATTTGCGATCCAGAAGCAGAAAAAGAACTCCGCGATATCGCCCTAAATCACTTAATTAAGACATTGAGAGATATTGCTCTAGAATTAGAATACACAGCTATCTATAACTCCACAGGTATTAAGAAGTTTATAGGTAGGTTAAAAGAACAAGGCTTTAAAGAAGCTGATAAGAACCAAACGCATATGTTTTACTTTGCATATGATACAATAGAGGATCAAGAAAATGAGTAAAGTTTTTGGCAAGAAAGCACGTCCTGTTACGCAGCCTACGACTTTTGAAACATTACCTGCTTTTGCAAGACAAGCATTGGAGCAAGCTGTTACAGCAGGTCAGGAAATTCCAGTTAGTGCCTTCGCTCCTGCAGGTTTAACCGGCCAGCAACAAGCAGCTTTAGGAACGCTAGAAGGTGGACTTCAACCGTTTTCTCCTGAGCAATTCCAAACTCAACTCGCTACTTTTCAAGATCCATTTGAAGAGCAAGTGGTTCAAAGCGCTATTAGGGATATTCAGGAGGCCGGCGCAGGACAATTAAGTGATATCGGCCAATTCGCTAGTGCGGCTGGAGGATTTGGCGGAACTAGACAAGCTTTATTAGAATCTGAACTTCAAAGGAATCTTCAACGTAGAATTGGCGACATATCAGGTCAATTACGTTCAGCTGGATTCCAGACAGCCTCACAGAGGGCATTACAGAATCTTGCTCGTCCTTTAGATGTAGCGAGTAATCTATTCCAGTTGGGAGATGTTCAAAGACAAATACAAACACAACAGCAGATGGCCCCTGCTCAACAGGCGCAATTCTTAGCTGGACTTGCAACTCGAGCTCCTACCGGAGGTGGTCAGGTCTCTTTCCAGCAGCAACCCGGATTACTTCAGAAGTTCGGTCAAGCAGGGCAGGCATTTGGTCAAGGAGTAGGAGGATTCTTAGGGGGCTTTGGGCGACTAGGTGGTCTTGCTGGTGGATTTTAATATATAAAGTGAGGATAAAGTGGCTAGAGAGAACTTATCACCTTTTCGTCGTGGATTGTTACGCTTTAGTGAGGCTGCATTGGGACAACCCAATCCGGTTCTACAAAGACAAAGGGAACAGCAGCAATTGCAACAGCTGGGACAGATACTTTCTGGCCAAACCACTCCGGCATTCCTACGCCCTGGAGGGGCAGAAGGATTGACACCCGAACAAAGTCAACAGTTGCAAATGCGCGAATTGGCCGCTTTAGGAACTCCTGCAGCTACTGAGTTACTGACACAAATATCACCTTTGACCCAAAGAAGAAGGGCGGATGTTACGGCTCCGAGCGCCGTCCGTGAGTTCCAGTTTGTACAGCAACTTACACCGGAGCAACAACGACAATTTGTTAATTTAAAAAGAGCTGATCCTTTGCGTGCGAAGGGCCTTGTTGAAACTACGACGGGCGTACAGGTACAACCTGGATTTGCACGCGGGATACAAGAAGTAGAAAGAGCGCGTGAAGCTGGTGCTCAAATAGCTAAAGGGGAGTTTGAGCCTCAAAGGGTGGCAGAAACAGCTGCTGCGAAGAAGAAAGCCGAACTCCAGGTTGCACGTGCTGCAGCCTTTCCTCAATTGGAGGGTGCATTCCAAAGTGCTTCGGCTAAGAGTGATGTTGTGACAGATACAATTGATGAAGTTCTTCCTAAAGTGGGAGCCGCTACAGCTGGCTTTGGAAGTTTACTTGCTGCTATTCCTGGCACTCCTGCTGCAGATTTGGCAGCTAATATTGATACTATTTTGGCGAATGTAGGTTTCGAGGAACTCCAAGCAATGCGTGACAATTCACCTACGGGAGGAGCACTGGGCCAAGTAGCTGTAAGGGAGTTAGAATTATTGCAAGCGACACGGGCAAATATATCCAATTCTCAGAGTCCTGCTCAACTAAGAAGAAATCTCTTGAAGTTAAAAGAGCAAGTAAAAGGAAGTCGTAGACGGCTTGAGAATGCATTTAACAAACAGGCACGCCAAGCTGGACTTGAGCCAGTTACAGCACCTGTACAGGAAGTAGTAGAAACCGGCGAATCTATCATTGCCCCTGCTCAGGAAGGTCCTACAGTAACCAATCCACAAACTGGAGAAAAGCTAACTTTAGATCGTGACTGGGAAAC